AAGAGTATGCCCTTTTTGCCCATCAACCTCAAAAGATTGCCAACAGAATTTACGCCAATCGAGGAGGAAACAGGAATGAAGCAAGTGGGGACGGGTACTTGTANCGAGGAAGAGGGACAATTCAGCTTACCTTTCACGATAACTACTGGCACTGTGGACAAGCTCTTGGTCAGGATTTTGTGAAGAACCCAGACTTGGTTAAAACACCTATGTATGCCGCTATGAGTGGTGGATGGTTTTGGGCTACGCATGGATGCAACCAACTGGCTGAGGCTGAAGACTGGCTGAATCTAACTAAGCGCATCAACGGCGGAACATTTGGACTCGATGAAAGAATCGCTCTAACCAAACATTCCCTTGAAGTATTAGGCGGGTAGTGGGACAATAGACTAACTATAAAGGGCGCACATGGCAACGACAATTCCATCATGGGTAATGACGTACAACAGTTTGACGTCTATGGTGCTCTCTTATTTGGAACGTAGTGATCCAGCCACGATTGCCGCCATTCCTACTTTTATTACTCTTGCAGAATTTGAAATAGCTCAGGAAATCAAAACCTTGGGACAATTACAGGTGGTAACGGCGACTATGGCCGCAGGTACACCGACTATCCAAAAGCCTGCCCGCTGGAGGAAAACAGTTTCAATGACCCTGACTAACCCAACAACTAGCCAGACTCAGCCGGTGTTGTTGCGTAAATTAGAGTACTTACAGAATTACTGGCCTAATGCTTCGCAGACGGCTACACCGGTTTATTACGCTGACAGCGATTATGAGCACTGGTACATAGCTCCTACGCCAGACCAGGCTTATAACTTTGAAGTACTGTTCTATGAGCGTATAGCTCCTTTGAGCTCAACAAACCAAACAAACTGGCTGACACAGTACGCGCCTAATGCGATGCTGTACGGTACGCTCTTGCAGGCTATGCTGTTNTTAAAGAATGACAACCGTGCAGTGTTCCAGCAAAAGTACACTGAAGCCATTACCGCCTTGAAGACCGAGGATGTTTCTCGTGTCGGGGATCGTCAAGCTATAGCTGTGGACTCTTAATCATGACAACATACATTAATCCCTACACGGGTCAAACCGTTAATCAATCGCCGATTGGTTACGAATCACTGACCCTTAGTTCTACAACCCAACTACAGTGGCCAATCAACGGTAATACATCTAGCGTTGTTGCTGGAATTATTGAGGTTACTGCAACTCTAGGCGGTGGATCATTTACAGGATCTATCAGCGGTACAACTTTGACAATCAGCGCTGTAGCCTCTGGTGCAATTGCAGTTGGTTCTGTAATCACAGGAACTGGTATTACATCTGGAACAACGGTAACGGCTTTTGGAACTGGTAGCGGTGGTACTGGTAACTATACGGTCAACATTTCACAGACCGTAAGCTCAACCACGATTACAACTTCAGCCCTGCAATTACAGATGCCACCTGCAACCCAGGTATCTACTGGCCAAGCTGTATTGGTTAGAAACGTTGGTTCAATCGCGTTTGTGGTGACTGATAACAGCGGTAACACAATATCTAGCATCGCCTCTGGGGTTGCTGATTTTATTTATTTGACAGATAACACAACGGTTAACGGTACTTGGTCAGTCGTTGTCTTTGGTACTGGGGTGTCTCAGGCTAANGCTTCTACACTGGCTGGATACGGCCTGCTNGCNATTGGTAGTACTCTAAACGAGTCCTATCCTCTCACAACGGTCAGTAGCGCTTATACGTTCNTACCGTCNGATCGTGCGTCCTTTTACGTATGGAACGGCGGAGCTGGTACCCTTACACTGCCTACATCATCCGTAGTTGGTAATGACTGGTTTGTGATTGTTCGTAACAGCGGAACAGGTATCTTAACAATAGCTCCAAACGGATCTAGNTCAGATACGATCGACGGCAACTCACAGCAACAACTCCAGCTTACNGAATCTATTGTTTTAGTTTCTAACGGCTCTAACGGATACAGCACGTTTGCTTATGGTCGTTCAAATACCTTTGTATATACAAACTTGTTTGTTAANACNACAGGCGGTACAACGACTTTAACNACGTCACAAGCGGCNAACGCAATTCAAACCTATGTCGGCACACTGACATCTAACGCAACGATTGTTCTGCCTTCTACGGTTAACCTTTATGCGCTTAAGAACAGTACGACTGGATCTTATTCTTTGACCTTTAAAACCGCGGTATCAGGCGGTGCGACACTGTCTTTAGGTCAAGGACAAACGATTATTGTGATCTGCGACGGTACAAACGTGTACAACTCACAGACCTCTACTTCGTCCACGATTACAGCCTTGACGCTAGGTAACGGATCTGCTGGAGCTCCTTCAGTGAGNTTCTCAAGTGACGGTACAACTGGTGTTTACTTAGTGGCCAGTGGACAACTTGGATTTGCAGTTTCAGGATCTAACGGTATGACGCTGACAACAACAGGACTCTTAGTTCCAGTAGGAATCGCCGGAGGGGCGTTCTAATGACAGCCAAGGTTGTTGCTCTACAGATCAAGCCTGGTATCCAAAGGGACGGTACTCAGTTTGCTTCGCCTACTTATGTAGATGGGCAGTGGGTACGCTTTCAAAACGGANTACCCAAAAAGATTGGTGGNTACAACGGCATCTTCTTAAATGCTACGGGCATATCTCGTGGCATGTACATGAGCTCACTCAACGGCCTAAACTACATTGTCTCTGGCTATAACAACGGCTTAGAGCAGTGGGTAACTGATAACGTATCTGGTATTGGTTCAGGACCTACACAACTCTATCCAGTTGGTAGTATCACAACTCAATCCATCAAGTACGCNGGTATAGGCTACGTCAATGGTACGTANACTGGGGTTACGCCGGTCACATCTAGTGGCAACGGAAGCGGAGCAACTTATACGGTAGTTGTTTCTGGTAATGCTATAACNACTTTGACCAATACNGCAACNGGTATTAACTACGGTTACGGTGATACGTTTAGTTTTGCNAATTCAGATATAGGCGGTAATGCTTTATCTACTGTAGCGGTTACAGGAACTGCTGGACAATTTTCTTGTGCAAGCACAATCACTTTAGTCGCAGGTCAATCCATCAGTGTGACAGGTACTTTGACAGGTACAGCAACCGGCATACAGCCTGGTACGTATTACGTTATTACAGGCGGTACAACAACGTTCACATTGTCAGCAACCGCAGGCGGTACGGCTTTAGTAACAACCGCTGGAACAACAACAGGTCTAACGTTTAACCCAGTGACACCGTTCCAAGGTCAGTTCACATCTGTAACTTATTACGGTAATAACGTTGCTCCCTCACTGTCTTATTTTCAACCAAATGCTAACAATCTTTGGCAGTTTGAGATTGGATATGACTCAACCGGTGGCAATCAGAATAAGTTAGTTGCTCATCCAGGGCAGAATCTGTCCGCAATTGATAGCACGGTCAATACTCGTCCTTTGTTTGGTAACTTTACCAGTACAGCATTAAACCCAGTTGGCGTGTTTACAGCAACTGGTACAACAACAAATGGATCTCCTAACGTTACATTCACAACGACCAATTATGCTATGGGACCAGGTGTCTCTATATNAGGAACTGGCGTACCGTCCAACACAACCATAGTCTCATCTAACCTGGTTAGTAATAACTTTACTCTGGCAAACGTTGCGGTGACGGGTACGGCTGGACAGTTTTCATGTAGCTCAACGACTCTTATTTCAGGCCAGCAAGTCATTGTGACTGGCGTACTGACGGGTACAGCTACAGGTATATCAGCAGGCACTTACTACATCATTGCGACTAACGGATCGACAACATTCACATTGTCCACAACATCCGGTGGATCAGCGATTACGACTACAGCAGGCACAACGGCTGGACTGACTTTTGTTGCTCAAGTAGCTAGCGTATGGACAGTTGTTATGAGCGCTAATGCTACGGCCTCTGGTACGGTTACGCTGACATTTGATAACAACATTTCCGTATCTGGCGGAGTTGTTATGCTTCACCCGTATCTATTTGTTTACGGTAACAACGGCCTTATTCAGAACTGTGCGGCGTCCGACTTTAACAACTGGACAAGCGCAGACTCAAACGCCAACAACGTGTCTACAGGTAAGATCGTTAAGGGTCTACCTCTCAGGGGCGGTACAACATCGCCTGCTGGACTGTTCTGGTCTTTAGACTCAGTTATCCGCGTCAGCTACACACCGTCAACGGTAGGTGGTGTTAATTACTACTGGAAGTATGACTTGATTACGAGTCAGAGTTCAATCTTGTCTTCGTCCTCAGTAATTGAGTATGACGGATTGTTTTACTGGATAGGTGTTGATCGATTCCTCATGTATAACGGTGTTGTACAAGAGATACCCAACAGTCAGAATCAAAACTGGTTCTTTGACAACCTTAACTACCAACAGCGTCAAAAGGTCTGGTGTACAAAAGTGACTCGTTGGGGTGAGATCTGGTGGTTCTATCCACGCGGTAACGCGACAGAGTGTACAGATGCAATCATTTACAACGTGCGTGAGAAGACTTGGTACGACGCAGGCCAAGCAGTTGGAGCCCAGCGCTCAGCAGGCACATACACTGAGGTTTTCCATTATCCAGTAATGGGTGGATACGCGCCAAACAGCGCAGGCAAATACACGCTTTGGCAACACGAGACTGGTACAGACCAAGTCTACACGAACCAGGTTGACGCGATTAATTCATATATTGAGACACCGTCTTTAGGAACATATGCAGGTCTGGTAGGTTCTACTCAACAGCCTGGAGATAACGTTTGGACTCGTTGTGAGAGGGTTGAGCCTGACTTTGTTCAATCTGGAACTATGACGGTCACGGTACTTGGTAAGGGCTACGCGGACGATACAGACATAACCTCTGCGCCTTATCCTTTTGACCCAACGACTCTCAAAGTAGATATGCGTGAACAGCGTCGTGAATTGCGTTTGCGGTTTACGTCTAACGTTGTCGGCGGTAATTATTTCATGGGTAAAGTATTGTGTAGCCTGGATGTTGGTGATACTCGTAGTACTGCGAACCCTTCATAATGGCCGTAACTTACGACCCTCGCAATTTAACATGGGACTACTACTGTCGTCTCATGGAAGAACAGTTTGCTCCCAATCAACTTGGAAACGTTCCAGAAGAAAAATGGAGAGACTGGGTAGACGGGATGAACGGCATCGGGTATTTTGTTCAATCTGCTATTCCTGACCACAGAGGTTTTACCACTTGGCAGGAATGGGCGGCACAGTTAGTCGGAATAATGAGTTTGGATCCACAATGACACCTTCAGAAATTATCACAGCAGATGCTCTGCAACATCATGTTGATCCCCAACATGTCTTAGCCTATGTATCAGAGCAGGTTGCTTCGGCAAAGGGCAACGTGATGCAACACGGTAATAGTCTTTTGTTGTTGATTCATATGGGACAAGGCGCGGCTGAGTGTCATCTGTACACCCAAGACAATCCGATAGCACTGCGTAAAGCGTTAGTGGCTTTTCTCGACACGATTAAGAAAACACCTGTAAGACGTTTGTATGGAAAAGCAGACAACCCAGGTATATTGCAAATGTTGCATATGATTGGATTGAATGTAGAGCATTCTGACCAGCCCCAGTTCAACTGGATGGTTAACATATAAGGTGAAATAAATGGGAGCAGTATCCTCAGTTGCAAACGACATAACTGGCGCAGTTAAAGATGCCGGTAATTTCCTGAACAATACGGTAAAAGGTATTGAAAGAAATCCTTGGACCGCTATAGCAGACGCAACAGCGATTGCGCTTGGACAGCCTGAGTTGTTGCCGCTTATTAATCCTGCAATAGCGATTGCGCAAGGCCAAGATCCTACAAAGATTGCTGAGAGCGCGGCGATAGGTGCGGCACTTGGTCCACTGAGCTCTGGCATATCAGATGTGGCTGGAACTAATTTGGCTGGAAACTTTGCCTCTGGTGCAATTAAATCAGGTCTGAGCGGTCAAAACATGCTTGCAGGCGGTATCAACAGCGACCTCAATACTTTGAGCGGTGATGCTAATTCTGCGATTAAAGACTATACCGGCGTATCAGGACTGCCTACAGTAAACTTTGCTAAGCTGGCAAGCCCTGTTGTTGGTGAGCTAACGGGTTCTGGTGGGTCAAGCATGGGTAGATCTAATGCACCTTTGGCCAAGCCTGCAACAAACTCTTTGTCAGCCCAAACTGATTTGCCTGACCTTACTTTGGGTAATTTGGGCATGTCTAAATTGGGTTTAAGTTCTTTAGATCCAAATGCACAGACCGAACTAAAGTCTAAGAATACGGCCGGTGAAAACGGTGTTGAGCAAGTAGCGGTTGCCCAGGGCGGTTCAATTGACATGAGTAAGATGGTGCCTGAGTTGATGGAAGTTTTACAAAGACACATCAAGCCCAAGCACTTTGATCAAGGCGGTTCTAGTGTCTGGGACAATCCAGATGTAAAGGCTATTGATTGGAAGACCATGCAACAGAGCTTTACGCCTACGTTTGCAAAGACTTACGATCCAACTCTAATGACGTCTAAAGGATCTAACACGGCAGGCGTTAAGATAAATCCTCTCACATCTTTGGCTCAAGGTCCTTTGAGCGGATTAATTCACAAGGCTAAGGGTGGACTATCCAAGTACCACGAAGCGGCTCCAGAGGGGCATCATCCTGAGTTTATAACCGGTGTGACTGGATACTACGCAGGCGGTAGGGGTACAGGCCAATCAGACGACATTCCAGCGATGCTNCACNACGGAGACTANGTAATTGATGCTGANGCTGTATCAGCGCTTGGAGACGGTTCTAGCAAGGCTGGTAACGATGCCTTAATGAAGTTTATGCACCAAGTTCCCCATGACAAGAAGATTGAAGGGGAGCCCGTACCGGCAAAGATAGCGGACGGTGAAGTTGTCCTTCCATCGTCCTTTGTAACTGCGTTAGGGCATGGCGACAACAAGTTTGGCGCAAAGATGCTCGACGCGATGAGAGAAGAGCTCAGAGAGCACAAAAGATCAGCACCAACGTCTAAAATACCACCAAAGGCAAAATCTCCTCTTGATTACCTCAAGATGGCAAAGGGTTAAACATGGCAAATCTGCTTCAATCGACACAACAAACGGCGACCACAGCGCCACAGTACTACACAGATTATTTAAGTAATCTTGCTGGAGCTGGCACAGCCGCGCAAAAGAATGCGCAGTTCGTTGGCCCAACCGATCTACAAAACCAGGCATTTCAAAACGTTGGATCAGCAACGTCAGCTTATCAGCCAACACTTAACCAGGCCGGTACTGCATTAAACCAAGCGGTATCAGGACCCTCCCCATTACAGGCGGGATCTAGCTACCTACAGTCGGCTACACAAGATCCATCACAGTTAGCGGCTCAGTACATGAGCCCCTATATCAATACGGTTGTAAACCAGATAGGGGATGCTAACTCACGTAACATTCAGCAAAACTTAGCGCCGGCGGCTATTGCTGGAGGAGTTTCAACTGGTCAGGCTGGATCACAAAGGGCTAATCAAGTCCTTGGACAAACGATTAACAATGCTAATCAAAATGCTTTAAATCAACAGTATCAAGCTCTGAATACTGGTTACAACACGGCTTTACAGACCGCTGAACAGCAGAATCAACTAGAGGGTACTTTAGGTAGTACAGCAGGTAACGAGGCGTCTTTGGGTCAGCAGAATCTGATTCAGGGAGGCACTCAGCTAGGTAATTTGGCTCAGACCAATCAAAACTTAGGACTGGGAAATATTAATGCGTTGTCTACACTAGGCGGTCAACAACAGACAATTGAGCAGAATAGACAAAACTATCCGCTCACAACTTTGTCTACCCTGGCAGGTCTTATGTCTGGCCAACAGGTTCCTACAACAACAAGCACAACACTCAATGCTTCACCNTTGTCTACACTTGCGGCACTTGGTGCTGGTGGTGCTGGACTTGCTCAGCTTGGAAGTGGATTGGGATCAATACTTGGAAGTAGTGGATCAAGTTTAAGCAACATGCTTGGATTTAATACTACGGCACCAACACAAAATGGAATAGATACTACAGTTCCAGCAGGAGGTGATCAAATTTTAACAGATAAATTTGGTAACCCATTGAATAGTACACCTGTAAATAATCCTTCTCCAACATCTGATAACACTAATAACTCGTCTGATAACTCAAATAATTAAGTGGGTAAAACATGCCTGATAAATCACCTTTAACTTTACCTACGTTGCCAAACGTAGAGAACATTGATTCATCAAAAATCAATTTAGCAGGTTACTACGATAAAGAACATCCAGAAATTGCCAATCAAATTGATCAATTTATGGATGAAAGAAATAAATATATCAACTCTTTAGAAGAGAGATATAAAAATCCTAATTGGTTCAAGATTGCGGCTGGGTTTGCTAAACCACAGTTGGGTGGATTTGCCGCTTCTTTAGGTTCAGCCGCGGAGGCCGCTGGAGAACAACAAGAATTACAACGTGCAGTTGCTCCTACAGTTGCAAAGATGAGAGCCGAGAATGCCGCTTTTGGATCAAACTTAGCTCAAAGGAATGTACAGCAACAATTGTTTAGAAAGTGGCAAGAATCAGGTGGTAAGGATACTAAATTAGCCGGTGAAATATATAATTTAGATCCAAGCTCATCAGCCGCACAAGCTGTAAAAGGCTCTCTTGAAGCTGGTAGCACTATCTCTGGTACTCAGGCTACAAATGTAAATACTCAGATTCAAGGTCAAAAAGCAATAGCAGAAAATCCCTACATTACTCTTAAAGAAGATCCAATGTGGAAGGGAACAGTTGCGGCCAATACGCCTCAAGAAGCTCAGAACTATTTAACAAAACTAAATCTTGCTAGACCAAAAGATTATCCACAAGATAAATGGGAAGCAATGACAACTTCTGAAAAGCAACATGCGATTGCAGACTATGGAAAAAATCTTACTTCACAAGGTCTAGATCAAGAGCAAAGATCAGCTACTAAAGCTGAGTCTGCAAACAACTTGTTGGGTGATTTAACTTACCTTAGAACATTGGGTGCTGATAAATCTTTGACTCCAGTATTTTCTGCATTCAACAATGGCGACTTAATCTCCATGTTTAGATCTTACTTGGATAAGAATCCTGGTAATGTTAACAATGCCATGGAGGGCATGATTTCTGCGGCAATGCAAAACATTAAAAACCCAACTCCTGAGATACGTGAAAAGGTTGATAAGCTGGTCAAGGGTATTGCACGTCTTGAAGTTAACTTACGTGGATCTAACGTTAACCCAACGGATGCGTTCCAGACTTTGAACTCTAATGCCTCACCAAGCCTTGCAAACTCACAGTCTGGCTTTATTGGTATCTTAGATCAGATGGGCTTACAGGCTCGTCACGATATTGACCGACATAATCGTCGCATCAACAGCGGTGTATCAAATCGTGAAGTTTGGAGCGATCCTACGCTTGAGAATCAATATCAAGATGAAGTTGAAAGACTTGCTAAGTCTAATGCTTTAGAGGCTACGCCTAGATGGTACAAAGGCACTGCGCCTAAAGCTGAGCAAAAAGCAACAGAACAAAAAACAAGTGGATCTAAACCTCGTTTTACTAGCGCAAAAAGTTTAATTGAAGAAGCAAGTAAACCTTAAGGCAAATTATGGCTGATCAATTATCGAAAGAACAAAAAGAAATCATTAACAATATTGTTAAAGAGGCAAAGGCTCAAGGTATTGATCCTGAGTTTGCTGTTGCTTTGGCTAATCTTGAAAGTGGTTTCAAGCATGTTCCTGCTAGCGATAAAGACTCTACAGCTTTTGGTCCGTTTCAAGTTAACAAAGCTACAGCCAAAGCGAATAATGTTGACTATGATGAAATGGTCAAAAATCCACAGTTAGCAATTGAAACTGGAATAAAGAATATTGTTCGTCATGCAAAGAATCCTTTGTTTGAGGGTGATCCAGCTCGTATTGCCGCGGCACATCGATATGGTGAAGGATCTGATTTTGCAAAGACTGGCGATCTTGAACATATTAAAAAAGATCCAGTGCTCCGTGATTATTTGATTCACGCCTCTGAGCATTTTGATAACGGCGAACTGCCTGAATCAATTTATAAAGAGCCAAAGCACGAAGAGAAATCTAATGAGCAACCCGCAGTTGCAAATGCTGAAGAGCCTAAAAACGTTCCTATTAATAGTTTTCCGCAACCTCAGACTGAAGTACCCAGAGCAATTGCTGGGGCTATGGGTGCGGCAGGAGGAGCTGGCGTAGGTGGCTTGCTTGGAACTAAAGCCGCATTGTTGCGTTCTAAGTACGATATTGCTCAACTGATTGCATCTTATCCAGACGCCAAGGCCGCTTTCTTAGCCGGTAAGTCTCCATCTGAAGTTGCCGCAATCGCACTCAAACACGTTAGTCAACCTGCACCAACACCCACAGGTACGCCTTTGCCAGAAGCGCAAGGACCGTTGACTGGTAATCCTGCCGGCGGTTATCAAACACAAAACTGGGTAGCCTCTGGTGACACTCAAGGTAGATACTCTGACGTTGGAATGAATGCAAGAGATAAAGCTGAAGCTCATCAGATGAAGCTTAAGGCTATGGCCGCTGAAGATAAGATTAGACAAATTGCACCTGAGTTTGCTCCTGACGTTAACCGTGCAGGGTTATTTATTCCTCAAGGCGCAGGCCGTGGTCCTTCTCCAAGATTTGGCGGTACACCTAATGTACCTATTGCTCCAGTTGTTCAAGCAGTTTCTGAGGCCGCTAAGCCGTCTTTATGGAGCGGTCTTGCTTCTTTGGCAAAGAACTATACGCCAGTGATTAAATACCCTGCGACTGGGGCTCTTGCTGGACTCAACTTTGGCCAAGGTATGGCTGATGCTTACAATAAATTTTCACAAAAGAAATATGGTGAAGGTGCACTTTCTTTAGGCGAACAAGGTCTAGGTTATTTAGCACCTAGAGCACTTGGAGCTTTAGAACTTGGTCTACATTCTGGTGAATTAAATCAGAATGAACAAGAAGAGTTAGCAAGACGCCAAAGAATGGCTCCTACGATTACTGGGCAGTAGCCCTAACAGGTCACGTCGAAAGAGTCTCCTCGGCGTGATGGCCTTGCAGTTGGCCATTTAACCCCTACCGCGTGGTAGGGGTCTTTTTGTTACTCAGCGCGTACTTCCGCCAACTTCTCTCCGAGTACACGGTTGAGGTCAGTAACCACCTTTACACAGATTGCACGCTCTTCCCTGGCGCCTTCTCTGGCAAAAGCATCTGCCAATAGCTTTAGATCTTCCTCTAGGAAGTTATGATTCTCTTCCATGTGTACAGACCTAAAGATCTCGTTCATACGTTCTACGTTCATTTAGCTCTCCTTTTTAGTGGTGGACGTCCGCGGCGTTTAGGTGCTTGTATCTCTGCAAGCTTTTTAAGATAATTTTCACGTTTTACTGGATCGTCCCAAATACCTTTTCGTTTCATAGCATTTATCTGGGTTTCGTTTAAAACGACTCGTGTTGGTTTCTTTTTATATTCTTCATCAACCATCCTTCTTAACACTTGACTGAATGCGCTTGGTTGATAAATAGCAGAAAAAGCCCCACCATCTTCTTTGTCGGCTTCAGCCTTACATTCATCCAAATAGTTAAGTAAAATTTTTGTTTTGTGTTCAATCGCACCCTTTATGAACTCAAATTCATTGCGGGCAACATCCATAAGAATTCTTTCTTTCATATCAAGCTCCAAAATTATTTTTAAGTTTCCAAAACTGTAAGAGACACTTAAACATCTCCCACCCCTTTAGCAGATCTTCCTCAGACCACTCAACCACCTTGATGAGCCCTATGTGCGTCCTAGAGACAAACACATTGGCACAGCGTGCATGAGTTAGATTAAGGCCGTAGCGATAGCTAGCGAGTTGCATGACGTGTTCGTCGTAGCCCTCTACCTTATCTTCTGGCCCAAAGTCCTTGGTCTTAGCGTCTATGACGATGCCGGTGGGTGCTGACTCGTCTGGTTCACAGTACATGTCTACCTTACCGCCAAAGCCTAGATTGCTGGAGAATGATCGCTCAGTCTTCCAGGGCTGGAAAGGATGGGTCTTAAAGTGATTAAAGACCGTCTCCTCAAACGCCTTGGCTATCTCTGGGTGCTCTACCTTCTTATTACCGCCGTACCACTTCTCAATTGATTCGTGAATGCGTGTACCGCGTTCTGCGGCCTGCTTTCCCGTCTCCTTTGAGTCAAACACAATACGAGCGATAAAGTCCTTCTCAGACTCATCTGGCCGCTTTGGCAGGGTAAGCGCCGCCAAGAGCAACTGCTCGTTCTTCCAGACCTCTAGACCAGGCTTAGCCATGATTTTCATCACGGTTGTGACCGAAGGTACTAGGTTGAACTTGCGTGCGTCTCTGAGCGTTGTAGGACGGTCTGAGCCGTCTTTGGCTTTGACGGTGTACTGGGGTGAGCCGTCTTGGCCGTACCAGTGAACCGACTCAGCCGATCTTGCGATTATTGTTGCCATTACTTTTCCGATGTGATTTTGATTGATTTAATTGCTTGTACGCCTTGATCGAGATTGCTGGCCATCTCCATGACGTTGTGTGTTGCCACATAAAGTCCTAAGAAAAGTCCTATTAGGAACTGAACCATGGAGTTCTCCTAGTAAAAATAACGCGGCGCACACGTAACTTCGCTGATCACATCCGTAATGTGGCCGCTGACGACCTTTTTTGATGTGACCATAACAGCCCGCATGCCGTTACTTTGACAATCGTGAATGGCGTTGATGACCTCCTGCCTGCTCATTGCTGAGACGTGAGTATCAATTACCAGTTGTTGTGTTGGGTACGCGTTAGGATTGTTAGTTGTAGAACAGCCAACAAGCACCACCGCCAAGAGTGCTATGTATTTCATGGTGTCTCCTCAGAAGGGAATATCAGAGTCTACGTCGTCGCTAAAGTTAGTCTCGACGTGATGAACTTGGCCGCCTTTACCTTGCAATCTCTGCCACTCAGGGGACTGCGCGATTTTGGCTTTTAGCCTCTCGTGGAATGTCTCAAACATCTTCATGTCTGGGTTATCCAGTTGGAAGATCTCAAGCTCGTTAACGGGCTCTGGTAGCCCAGCTTTCTTGATCATGGCTGGCACAGGTGTGACGCCGTCTACGTTCGTGTAGGTCTTTCCGTCACTGCCCTTGCTGTCGATTAGGTTAAGCATGCACCAAGCCCCTAAGACCGTTTTAAGGTCAAAGCGACGCATCTCTTCCTCAGTAAAAGGCTTACCGCGCCAGGACTGTAAGTCGTTACGCAAGTTGGCCTTGGGTGACCAAGACAGCGTATAGTTTTGGAACGCACCGTATGGACGTCCGTCTTTCATGCGCAAAGGCTGACCGTTGTCGTCGGTGCCGTGGATTTCCCAGTACATAGTGATCTGGTGTAACAACTTGGGTACGCCTTTAAATTCCTTCTTCTGGGTACCAAGATCTACGATTCGGTAGCAACGAGCTAGGTGCATACCTGGTGGGCAACGTTCAAACTCACCACCCTTGTCTTCTACAAAAAAACTCATTTTAAACTCCTTAAAACGGCACATGCCGCACACGAACTATAACATAAAATTAAAACAATGGGCGTTTGTTGCAATTTAACAAAAAGTTATCGTAGAATCAGGGTGTTGGTAGCACGTGGTACGGGTTAGCGCCGTATTGATTTGTACAGACAGACACTGCTTTATGTGAGGCGTGTTACTAACAACAGCGAGGTAAAACAATGACTCTGACGGAATATTTCTCAACAGAGCCACGGGGATCGAAGATAGAAATGGCTGAGTACCTTGGCATTTCACAGACGTGGCTGTCACTCATCATGAGTGGGCGCAAGCGTGCGTCGGCGCCTCTTTGCCTGAAGATTGAGGAGGCTACGCAAAAGCTGGTCACAAGGAAAGACTTGAGGCCAGACATATTTTCGTGATATAGTTATTTAACGCTTGGCGGCGTTTTTGGGTAAGCCCTAGACGGGACTCTGCTGGTACCCACCAGTCCGCCAACATCGCAAGATGAGAGTCTCGCCTAGGGCTTTTTTTTGGAGTAAACATGAGTAGAACAATAAAACTAGAAGAGTTGAGAGTTGACGGAGGCACGCAAAAGCGTCCACTTGATCAGGCAACAGTTGATCACTATGCGGATTGCATGGAAAGCGGAGACGTGTTTCCTATCGTTAAAGCAACATTTGACGGTAAGTATTACTGGCTGTGGGACGGCTTTCACAGATACTTTGCGTATAAGAAGCTGGGCTACGCAACGATTGAGCTAGATTACATTCCAGGCACCCGTGAGGATGCCGAGGATCTGTCTTACGGTGCTAACGGTAAGCACGGACGCTCTCGTACCAGACAAGAGAAAGAAGAGATTGTTTTAGATGCGCTGTCTAAAGAGCGTCACAAAAACAAGAGCAACAAAGAGATTGCCAGGCTGTGTGAGGTGTCTGACAAGTTTGTGGCCGCTGTTCGTAGCCCTGAGAAAAAGGCTAAACAGGCTCAAAACGTCAAAAAGCATTACGAAAAAAAGGCAAACGAGAGCGCGATTGAATCGCGGTCTGAGGAACCCAAGCCCTCAATTTTGGACGGAAACGAGCCCAGTGAGGAAGAGTTAAAGGCCAATGAGATGGCTATGCAGGCCGATTTGGATACTTTAAACAAGCTCCTTGAGGCTGACGATGCCCTGGCAACTGCACACGCTGAAATTAAGCGATTAAACTATCTGGTCGCCCAGAAAGAGGTCAGGATCGCCGCGATTATGCGCGAGAAGAGTGAATGTATTAAGTTATGTAAGAGCCTACAGTCCCAGTTAGATAAGATACACAGGAACAAAAAATGAGCGAAGTCCTAGCCCCAAGTGAGGGTAATGATGGAACAACCTTCCCCGAACCCAGACCTTTCCAACTGTCCGCCCATGAAGCCCTACGCCAAGGATTCAGGAACGGCCATAAACGACAACTCATCATGGCGCCTACAGGTGCAGGCAAGACCTATCTGGGTCTACGCATCTGTAACGAGGCCATACAAAAGGGTAAGCGTGCCGTGTTCTTATGCGACCGTACTACTCTTATTAACCAAACTTCTGAGGTGGCTGACTCTTACGGCTTGAAAGAGCACGGCGTTATACAGGCTAACCACTGGCGCAGGTTGCCAGATAAGCTCCTTCAGGTGGCCTCAGCGCAGACTATTGCCAAGCGTGAGTACTGGCCTGCGCTAGACGTCTTAGTCGTTGATGAGGCACACACCCAGTACAAGGTATGGACTGAATACGCGGTTGAATGTGGGGCGGCGGTTATAGGCTTATCTGCTACACCGTTTAGTCCTGGACTGGGTAAGATCTTTACTAACCTGATTAACGCAACCACCATGCACGATCTGACTGAGTCAGGTGTACTGGTACCCATGCGGATATTCTCTTGTACTAAACCTGATATGACTGGCGCGGCAACCAGGGGCGGTGAGTGGACAGACAAGGCCGCCGAAGAGCGTGAGATGGGAATCATTGGCGATGTAGTAAGCGAGTGGCTAAACTTTGCTGAGAACCGCAAGACGATTGTCTTTGGGGCAACGATTAAGCACTGTGAAGAGTTGTGTAGTTCGTTTATCAGCCAAGGCGTTATGGCCGCTGTGTTTACGTCTAACACGACGGCTAAAGAGCGCGAGGATCTACTGGAGGAGTACAGAAAGCCTGACAGCTACCTCAAGGTGTTGATCTCTGTAGAAGCGCTGGCAAAGGGATTTGATGTGCCTGACGTTGGCTGTGTGTGTGATGCTAGACCTTTGCGTAAGTCATTGTCTACAGCCATTCAGATGTGGGGGCGCGGTTTAAGGAGTTCGCCTGATACGGGTAAGAAGGATTGTTATCTACTCGATTTCAGTGGAAATATTATCCGCTTTGCTGAAGACTTTACCGACATATTCTTTAACGGTCTATCCGAACTCGACAACGGTGAGAAGTTAGATAAGAAGATTCGTAAGGATGAGGACTACGAGCTGAAGGGCTGTCCTAAGTGTGGATACAAACCCTTTACAAAGAGATGTATGGGGTGTGGTTACGAGCGCCCTGGTCGTCCAATGGAAGATGCTTTGCCTGGCCACATGAGCGAGATCTACATTGGAGAGGGTAAGAATAAAAAGAAACTTGCAGACAATGCTGAGCACTTATGGGCGCAGATTGTGACGTATGCCCGTGCGCACAGTAAGCCTGAGAATCAACAGGGAAGGGCTTGGCATTTATTTAAAAGAATTACGGGGCAGGCGCCGACCTGGATGTTCTCAACTCAGAAAAATGTTGAGATTACGCGTAACGTTCACAACAAAATAACACAGATGAATATGGCATGGAAAAAGGGACTACAACGATGAAACCAACAACACTTGAAGCATTAATTTATAACCGTGAAGCCAGACTCAAAGACAGAATAGAAAGAATAGGCGGTGTAAAAGATAAGATTAGACTAGAAGAGGTTAGGTATCTCAAGAAGCAATTACAAGAGATGTTAAAGAATTTGAGGGGACAAGAATGAACTTCGTTGACTTTGCACGTATACACGGCGTAGACATCGATTATTCCCAACTCTACCCTTCTGACAAGATACGAAGGTGTGGAACGGTTGATAAGCCTAAGTCTACGAACGGTGCGTTCTTTTACGACGGTGAGCGTGGCTGGGTATTTAACTGGGCAGGCGAGGCTCGCGTGTGCTGGTTTGAGTCTACTAAGCCGTGGTCAGATGCTGAAAAGCGTGAGTGGGCTGTAAAGCGTCAGCAGGCTAACTCTGACAAAGATAGATCCTATGAGGTTGCCGCACAAAAGGCCGACACGATTTTGCGCTCAGCCAAGATGGAATCACACCCTTATCTAGAGATCAAAGGTTTCAAAGAGATGAAGGCGTTGGTGCTTGAGGGTAGGCTCCTTATTCCTATGCGCAATGTGGTTACGTCTAAGCTCCAGGGGCTTCAATCGATCTATTGGGACGAGGAGGCCAGAAAGTACGAAAAGAAAATGCTACACGGTATGCGGGCTAAAAATGCTGTGCTCTGTATGGGTCCTAGAGGGGCTTCAGAGCTTTGGTTTGTTGAGGGGTATGCCACAGGTCTATCCGTTCACAAAGCGCTTCGTAGCATGGGATTACACGCCACGGTGGTGGTTTGTTTCTCGGCATCTAACATGGTGCAGGTTGTTGACCAGTTGAACGGTTATCGGTTTATCTTTGCGGATAACGACTTGAGCAAGACTGGAGAAAAATCGGCAATAAGTACTGGTTTGCCTTGGACAATGGCGGATGAGTGTGGTATGGACGCCAACGACTTGCATAAAAAGAAAGGTTTGATGGCTGTGCAAAAGAAAATTATGGATATTCGTAGGGAGTTCTTGACAAAGCAGGCCGCTTAGGCTTTATAATTTACGTAACGATGGCCTGGTAAACCATCGTAGTTCTGTGAAACGCACTCGCAAACCCATTGGTGAGCGGGCTTTGTCAAAGCTAGGATGTCCTGTCACAGCAGGCTCTTACGCGGCAACCAAGCCTAAAGCTCGTTCACCAATGGGTTTTTCGCTTTCTGCCGTACCCGTACTCCACACGATAGTAAGGGGCGCAAGTGGGCCTGCGTGGAAGTAAACCGCGACACGGTATGTCGTAAGACTAGGGGGCAGTTCCCGAATAATCCGTGCGGCTGGTCGAATCATCAAGCCGAGGGGCGTGTGGCTAATCCACAGCATGATGATGCTCACTGAGCGGTGAAGCACCTTCCCTCTCTACTCCGTCTGGGGTAGGGGGGTCTTTGGGTGAAAGGTATTCAGGG